GAAATCATGGATCAAGGGGTCGTGGGACTCATTTAAAGATCCTGTGTGTTTAGACTTAGATGTTTCTAGGTTTGATCAACACGTGTCACCGCAAGCATTGAAATATGAGTTTAGCGTGTACAATGGATGCGTGCAAGATAAATATCTTGCTAAGTTATTGAATATGCAGCATCAAGTTAGGAGGCATATTCAGGTCCGAGGGCAGGGTCGCATATCGTTTAAAGTGGAGGGTGGGAGGCTCAGTGGAGTACCCAACACTGGCCTAGGCAATGTTTTGATAATGTGTACATTGCTCCGAGCATTTGTGTCGAGATACGCTCGAAAACGATTCTGTATCATAGACAATGGCGATGATTGCAACATAATAATGGAGAGACACTTGTTGAGGAGAGTCAGGGCAGAAATCACCCCATGGTTTCATGCTCATGGGTTCTCACTAAAGATTGAGAATGAAGCGTCTCTGCTGTGTGACATCGAACATTGTCAAATGAGTCCAGCCTATTTTGACGGTCGGTGGACTATGGTGCGGTTGCCCCGGAGAGTTTTAATGCGAGAGGGCATCTCCACTCGGAGAATTGTAGGAGAAGAGGAATGGGATTACTACCGCTCTGCTATATCTGTTGGTGGATTAGTAGATTTTGCTGGAGTACCCGTCCTGCAAGAATGGTTCCACAAGATAGGGGAAGGAACGCCTAGGCGCTACGAAGTCGCAAAGACTATTCATAAAGTTATCCCCACTCTTGAAAAGCGGTTTTATAAATCGCAATGGTATGCGGAACGCATTCAATCGGATCCGAAATGGATCCCTGTGTCTGATGATGCCAGGAAGTGGTTCGCTCTCAAGTTTGGTTATCTGAGTCATGATCAGATTGCTTGGGAGCGTAGTATTAGAGAAATGAAACTGAAATGGAGCACTGATGGTCTTGATAGTTGCTCTCGTGCTGTTACGCGTAGTGAGTACGTTCACAATGCATATCAGACACGTTATTTCAGTAGTCATTTAGTAGTATAGACCATGGGGTCCCCTGACGTAATAGCCCAAAACTGTTGAAGTGCTAAACAAAATGACTACTGAAATTAGTAGAAGGCTTCTGCTTATACTTCTTATAGCGGCTTTTATTATCGCTGTGTTACCTCCAATTGCAAGCTTTGCAGGTTTGCAGGGAAGGAGAAATACAGCGATAGGTTTAACAGCGGCCTCGATATATGAACTCGCACACGGAAAGGCCGGTGCGGGTATAGCATTAGGAGCTGGTGCCGCTTATGCATGGCACAG